CTCCGGCAATGACATTCCCGTCATCTGGTCGCACCAGCACGCCGATGCGTTCGCGCATATCGGCCAAATCAGCGAGGCCAAGGAAACCGACGACGGGCTCTACGTCAAAGGCAGCCTCGACATTGACGACAACCCGACCGCCAAGCAGGTGTACAAGCTCATCAAGGGCGGCCGGATCGTCAACTATTCGTTTGCCTATGACGTCAACGCCAGCGAATCGGTGAAATCCGAAGACCAGGCCGACAATGACGGAGCCGACACGCTCCTGAAAGAGCTGAACCTGCTGGAAGTTGGCCCGTGCCTCGTCGGGGCGAACCGTTCCACCCGGACGCTTGGCGTCAAGTCCGAGCACGCCACACAGAAGGCGGTGGCCGGGTCGTACGAGCAGCGGCAGCAGGCGCTCTGTGACGCCCTGGACGGCGTTTACACCAGCAACGAGGTATGGGCGTACCCGACAGCCACATTCGCCGATTCCGTTGTGTACCGGGTGTCCGGCGGCCCCAACTCAGGCCAGTGGCAGGCACCCTACGAAATGGCCAGCGATGGCACAGTAACTCTTGGAGAAGCGGAGCGGGTCACCATGGTCGAATCGGTTGTACCCGTCGCTGAAAAGACTTCCGACAGCCCGGCAGACAAGGCGGGCCGTACATTGTCGGCAGCGAATGCAACGGCCATTCGCGGCGCACTGGAATCCATCCAGACCGCGCTAGAAAAGCTAGAAGCCGTAACCGGTGTCAACGACAGTGATGACGAAGACACCGCCGCAAGTGAAGACGGTAAGACCCAGACGGCAGAGCCGGCAGACGCCGACAAGGAGCCCGACGCCAAGGAGCAATCCGAGGAGCAGAAGGCCAAGTCCGCAAAGCCCATGCTGACCGTTCCGGTGGAATCGTTGGACGCGGAATTGCAACTACTCGGCCTCGCGATTTAACGCGCGCGGTCATCCAATTCCACTAAAGGATTCCGATTATGGCAACTATTCAGGAAGAGCGCGCTGAGGTTTACTCGGCTGCGCAGGCGATTGTGGACGGAGCGAAGGCCGCCGGCCGCGACCTGTCCGCTGATGATTCCGCGAAGGTGCAGGAATACATCGGCAAGGTTCGCGAATTCGATGGTCGCATTGCTGCCGCGAAGGCAGATGAGGCCATGCTGAGCGAGCTTGGCTCTCTGGGCATCAAGCAGGACGAGGAAGTCGCCGCAGGTGAGCAGGGCGGTAAGGCCAGTGATTACGAATCGCTGGGCGAGCACTTCGTCAAGAGCAAGGCGTACAGCCACATCAAGGCTATTGGGCAGGGCGAGCGGTTTACCGTTTCCGCGTCTGAGTACGAGCAGAAGGCTCCGAGCACCTTCGTTACTGGTGGCCCGGCGCTGACCGGCCTGACTCAGACCCAGTACGGCCGGGTCGTGCCTTACCCGTTGGAGCGCCCTACCGTCGCTAGTCTGCTCTCGCAGGGGCAGCTACAGGCCACGTCGCTCACCTATTACACGCAGACCAGCGCTGCTGCGTCCGCGTCCGGCGGATTTGCGTCCGTCGCCGAGGCCGGGGCGAAGCCGCAGTTGGGCTTCTCGTTCAGCCCGACCACGGAAACCCTCAAGAAGATCGCCGGTTGGTACGCGATTTCCGATGAGGCCATTACCGACACTCCCTACCTCCGGTCGGTTATCGACAATCAGCTCCTGGTGCGGCTTGCCCTCGCCGAAGAGCAGCAGTTGCTAGTCGCCTCCGGTGCCGGTAACGACCTGAACGGCCTGATGGCCCGCACTACGCAGTCCATCGCCGCGACTGGCGTCACCACTGCATCCGGCGGTTTCGGGCTGAACAACCTTGTGGCCCTGCTGAATGCGCAGACCACCATTCAGGTTGCTACGTTCCTGCAGCCTGACGGCATGGTGATCAACCCGATTGATTACCAGAAGATTCGCCTTGCTACTGACGCGAATGCTCAGCTGTACGGCGGTGGCCCGTTCACCGGGGCGTATGGCAATGGTGGGCTCGCGATGAACCCCGACGTATGGGGATACAAGACTGTAGTGACGACCGCTATGCCGCAGGGCACCGCGCTCGTCGGCAACTTCAAGGTCGGCGCGCAGATGTTCCGGAAGGGCGGTATTCGGGTCGATTCCACCAACACGGATGGCACCGACTTCCAGAACAACATCATCAAGGTCCGCGCGGAAGAGCGCCTGCTGCTCGCCGTGTACCAGCCGAACGCCTTCTGCAAGGTGGTCCTGGCCTAGTCGTCAGTGCGGGGGTCGGGCTGGGTTCCCGGCTTGGGCTCGGCCCCCGCTCTGACTCTGTAAGGAGATTAGTACGTGCCTATCCTCGCCCACTACGAGGTTGTCCATAACGGCGAAACCGTCGTCGTATTACTCACCGAGAAGGACGCCGCAAAGTTGGGCGCGAAACTCGCCGATCTTGATTACAAAATGCAGTCCCCGCCTAACAAGATGCGGGAACCGCAGAATAAGGCGGACTCCACATGACGACCCGTACATGCGTTGCCTGCGGCCAGGTCGATTCCGATCCGCGCCACACGACCGTACTTAACGAGAATGATGCAGCGGATTTCCACTATGACTGCCACGCCCGCATGGGCTGTGAGCTATGCGCCAGCCAGATTGAAGGCGCAGAGGGTCTGACGGGCGATGCGTTGCGCGCCCACCTTCTAGGAGAATAAGACATGGCTGGAATGACTCAGGCGCGTGCGGCGTCGGTGCTGGATTCGGAAATCGGCAGCACCCCTACCGTTGCGCTTCTCACTACGACAGGCAGTGCTACGGCTGCGGGCACCGAGGTAACGGGCGGCACGTACGCCCGACAGACCGCGACAATGGGTAGCGCGACCGCGGCGACCCCATCAGTTAAGTCGAATAGCGCCGCAGTGAACTTCACCGGAATGCCAGCGACCACCGTCAACGGCGTGGACGTGTACAACGGCGCGACCCGGTGCTTCTGGGGCGGACTGACCACACCGCGCACCACGCTAGCGGGCGATACCTTGTCGTTCGCTATCGCTGCGCTTGCCGCTACGTTGCAGTAGCCGATGAGCGTTTCGCTCTACACCACCCAGGTCCCGACGTCACTGAATGAACCGGACTCGATAACGGGCTCCCTGGGTACTGCAATCTACTCTGATGTTGCGGGCACCATTTCGGCGATTCGGTATTACAAGGGTTCGTCCGCCTACGACGCGCAGCTTATTTCGGTGGCCCTGTATTCGGCAACCGGTACGCTATTGGGGTCGGGCTCGCGCACACAGCAATCAACAGACGCCGCAGGATGGGTCACGGTACCGCTAACTGCGTCGTATCACACGGTCGCCCTTACCACTTTCGTCGCCGTGTATAAGTACGTTGGTACCTCGCATTACGTGGCGACGACGAGCGGCTACGCGAGCGATCGTGCTAACGGCGTCCTCCACGCCCTATCGAACGCTGAATCGGGGCCGCCGGCCCTGCATAACGGACTGTATATTCAGCCATCAGCCTCCGTGTCTTTTCCGACGCAGACCTTCTCTAATACCGATTATTTCGTTGACGTCCTGTTCGATGCCGACGGGGCAGGTTCGGTCAGCGCTGCGGCAACCCTCGCGGCAACCTCCGCATTTACTGCTGGCGGATTTGCTAAGTACGTAGCCGCAGCCGTTCTCGCAGGCACATCCGGGCTGACAGCACGTGCTAGCGCTATCGGCATGGCAGTACTCCCGGCGCAGTCCGGGCTAACTGCGACTGTGCTAGCGACCTACCAGATCGCAGCTACCCTCCCGGCGCAGTCCGGACTGGCCGTGGGCGCGAATGCAGCCCAGGCAGGGTTCGCCACCCTCGCCGCGACGTCCGGGCTGTCCGCAACCGCCGCGCCGGTCCTCATTGCGGCGACCCTGCCGGCGACCTCCGGCCTCACCGCCGGGGGCACTCTCACCGCGCGGGCCGCAGTAACCATTCCAGCAATTTCCGGCCTCACGGCGACAGTCGCCCCCGCGCAGCTAGCAGCGACCCTGCCGGCCGTGTCCGGCTTCACCGCCCAACCGGGTCCGGTCCAGCTAGCGGCGATCCTGCCGGCGACCTCAGGGCTCAGCGCAGGCACCGGCAGCACCAGCGCCGCAGCCGTCACCATGCCGGCCACGTCCGGGTTCACCGCCGTAACCGGCGGGCAGGCGGTAGCTGCCACCCTCGCCGCCCTGTCCGGGCTGACCATCGCCGCAGGCATTGCCGGCACCGCAGCCGTCCACGTCGACGCACTGTCCGGGCTGACATCCACCGTGACGCCCGCCTACGCCCTCGCCGCTGTACTGCCCGCCCTGTCCACCTGGGCGACGGCAGCAGCGGTTACGGCTGCGACCAGCGCGACCCTCCCGGCGCTATCCGGGTTCGCCGCTGCTGCCGTCTCGCCGGGTGCTGCTGCACTGCTGCCGGCCGTGTCTGGGCTGCTCGCTGCGGCGGTGGGCAGCGGTGCAGCGGTAACCCTTCCTGGAATGTCCAGCCTCGCGGCCACCGCCAACACGGTCGTCGCGCTGGCCGCGCTGCTCGCCGCGCATTCCGGGTTCACCGCCACGCCGGCATCCGCCTTCGTGACGCCGTACGTGCCCGGCGCGACCGTGCACCCCCGCGACAACGGAATAACCCATCCACGGAATGAAGGGGTGACGCGATATGGACCCGCTAGCTAGTCCCGAAGATTTGGCGACATTCCTGCGCCACGACGTGGACACGGCCGCGGCAGAGCTCATGCTCGCCTCAGCATCTGCCGCTATCCGGAACTACTGCCGCTGGGAAATCAGCGAAACCCTCGCCACAGACGTCACCCTCGACACTGACGGCGACCGCATCGTCATGCTGCCCGCCTTGCATGTCACGGCTGTCAATTCGGTGACCCTGGATGACATCGTGCTCGACCCCGACCTGGACTATTCGTGGTCGGTTATGGGCGCGATCTACCGGAAGCATCACGTCAGCACTATCCGCGCTGAATGGGATACCGACTGGTATCGGCATTGCGGTTGGCCGGCCGGCTTCCGGCGGCTCGTCGTCAACTACGACGGCGGGTACAACCCCGTCCCCGGTGAACTGATCGTGGCGTGCTGCTCCATCGCCGCGCGGGGGATGCTGCCGCTCGGTGCCACCCAATACCAGGAAATCGTCGGGGGCATCACCGTCAATGCGCAGTACCGCACCAACGCGCAGAACGCGAAACTGATGGGCTCCGAGCAGATCCTGCTCGACCGGTACCGCATTCCGTTGGCCGCCTAATGGTGTTCCTGTACGACCTGCCGGGAATCATGTGCCAGACCGTCACCGGTCAGCGGCGTGTCCAGACGGGCGACAACCGTTACGGCAATCCGGTGTACGAATCGGAAGAAGTTGACCTGCCTGGGTGCAGTTTCCAGCCGCTCGACAACACCCTGGAAACCCACGACGACCAAGATCAGGTCACGTCCCGGTGGAAGCTATACGCCCCGCCGTCCATTGACCTCACCTCCCTGGACTACATCACCGTCAACGGCGTGCTCTACGAATTCGACGGGCAAGTCATGGTCTGGCCAGGTCCCACCGGAATCCCGCACCACGCCGAAGCATTCCTGAAACTCGTGGAGGGCTGAGGTTTGGCCGACAAAACCGGCTTCGAGCTAGACCCGAAAGGGCTCCTAGAATTGCAGCGCAGCCCGGAAGTTATCGCCTCCCTGGAGGAACTGACCCGCAAGGGCGCGGAATTCGCGAAGAAGATCGCACCCCGGAACAGCGGTGATTTCGCCGACTCCATTAAATCAACCGTCACCATCGAACCGCCCGGTATCGCCGTAGGCATCGTCTATACCAACGATTGGCGGGCGCACGTCCTGGAAAAGGGCGGCGAACACGACGGGACCATGGCACCTGCCTTCCACACATTCGCCCGCGCGCTGGACTTTATGGCCGGGGGCAGCGGCAACGACACGGAGGCGTCCACGTGACCCGCGTCTGGATAGACGTGGAAGCGCTGCTCTGCGGCTACATCAGCACCATTCCCGGCGTCATGGAAGTAGCCACCAAAACACCGGCAGCGCCCACCGGCT